CTCCCATTCCGTAAATCTTTTTAAGATTGTCATCAACAAATATTTCATTAGCTGCATCATTTCTTTTTATTAAATCTATTTGATCTGCATTGTATCTGTTATTAAAGATAACATCACCTTCTTGTGCAGCTTTTAAACTTGCATATTGTTTAGACCAATTTTTAAATCTTTCTGGTGCTTTTGATACTAATCCATCAATATAAGATTGTGTAACATTGGTAAATCCTTCTGGATCTAATCTATGTTCTCTTGCAAATTTATTAATAGTATTAATAGTATTTATTTGAAAGTCAGCTTTATACTTTTCTTCTTCCATAGTAATTCTTCTTTGAGAATAAATATCTAAACTTTCTCCAATAGCAGCCGCTGCTGTTGCAATAGCATCTCCGTCATAAGTTCCAACAACACCCATTCTTGATTGAATAGATGATACTGTAGTTACTTTATCTCTGTTTCCTCTAGTTAATGCCATTATGTTTTATAATATTTAGCTGTTCCATAACCAGTTGTTAAACCAGCTATAACGCTTGTATACCCTCCAAATGTTAGTTGTTGTCCTTTAAGTTTATTTTCAAAAGCCATTTGACTGTATTTAGTTTGAACCGACTGTCCCATTAATCTAATAGTTTCTATATCTTTAACTGCTTCTTTTTCTGCTTGTTTGTTTATATTTAAGAAACTTCGAGAATCATCATAATATCCAGCAATAGAAGCAAATGCTTTGTTGTTTGCTATTGTTTCCTGTAATTGTCTTGTTCTTGCATTTTCTTCTTCAATAGCAGCTAGTTTAGCCATTTCAGCTTCTTGTTGTAATCTAAAATTTTCTCTTGCTAATGCTGCTTGTTGCGCTCTAATACTTGATACTGTACCAACAGCACCAACAACAGCACTAATCATTAAGGCTTGTGATGCACTCATGCGAATTGTATCTCCATAGCTAGTCCTAATACTTTAAGAGGTAAAGGATCGTTTTGTGAAATAGTAATAGTAGGTGATGTACTATAACCTAAAAAACTAAATTCCTTTTTATCTGTAACAGCTTGTAAATCAGTATTAATATTAAAGTTCACTTGTTGTATTACTAGCTCCTTTGATGATCTATCTGATCCTTTCATAGTTATATCTAATCCACCAGAGATATCAACAATAGCTTTGTTTATTCTTCTTGGCTGTCCAGTTAAAGGTCCTGTGTCAATTTCTTTGTCAATAGGCATAGTTTCTAAAATAGGAGTAAAGTTAAATCCTACTCTTACTCCACTTGGGAAAGGAGCATTAGTTAGGGTAATTCTATCATTAGCATCTATAATAAATGTTCCTAAAGATCCATTTCCATAGACTGCATTTATTTCAGTTGTAGGTTCATACACAGAATTTACAGTATGAACAAAACCATTGACTATAGTTATAACTGCATTATCTGCTGGGCTACTAGCTAAGTTTTGATTTAATGTCAGGTTATATCCTGATGCAGTTTGAGTAACTGCTGTAATAGTATATTCTGTAGAATCTCCAGCAATAGTAAATTTTTCTTGTATTTGTGGAGCATTTGTAAATCCGTCTACATTTATTGTATTACCAGTTTGACTTGCTCCATTTACTAGTGGTGTTCCTTTTTGATATACAGTAGTTGTTGTAGAACAATCAACAGTAATTGAATCTGTATCACTAAATTTTTCTAATAAATAAACAGTACCTGAAGGTAATACTCTTTTAGTTGATACAAATAAATTTTCATTAGCAGCTGTTATTGAGTAAAATTCATCTCCACTTTTAGTTTCCCACATAGTCCAACCAGCAATTTTTTCATCTCTAATACTATGAAATACTGCTATTTTTCCAGAATGAGTAGATCCACTATTTAAAAAAAAAGCAAATTGTTCAGGTCTTTCATTGTTACCTGTAATCATAGAATGTTGTTTAGGACTATCTATTAATTGAGAAGATAGAACAGAAACAGAAGTTGATTTATATGCTTGTTCAATATCTGAAAATACATATTCTCTAATCGTTTTACCATTCTTTTGACTAAATAAAGTAGCTCCGTCAAATGGCACAGGAGCAGCTCTATTACAACCATAAGGTGTTTGTCTAAGAAAAGTAATATTACTTGGAGTAATTGCCTGAGTATCGGCTGGTGTTGGTACAAAGTATTCACCACCATCTGTAAAAATTTGTAAGTTACGAGAAGAAAATAAGTGTCTTACTTCGTTTACTCTATCAGAAGCAATAGCTACATTAATAGCTTCATCAGCTAATCCAGTTCCTAAATCAAAATTAAAATATTCAGCTATTTTAGAAGCAATAATAGCAGAAGGTTTATCTCTTACTCCACCAAACCAAAGTCTATTATCATGGAATGATACAGCTTGAGGATAACCTCTAACTGTAGATATTAATTCTTCTTCCCAATCTACATGAGGTCCAGTACCCCCAGATACTGTTTCAATAACAGTTCCTATTACTTCTGTAGCAGAATTAAATGCAGTTATTTTTATTTGAGATCCATCTACTTTAATGTAATGACCTACATAACCACTTGTCCATATACCTGTAGATGCAGTTATAGTTCTTCCAGTACCAGTTGCTGAAGTAGATAAAGTTAATGTAACACTTGAATCAGCATATTTATAAAAAGGAGTATGACTTTTATAAGCTCCAGATACTACTACATCTTCATCTAATTCAAATACAAAAGCTGTAACTGTAAATGTTGTAGCACTAGTTCTTTTAATTTGAATAATAGGATTATCTCTATGTGTTACAAAAACTGTATCTCCAAATTGGGCTAAGTTTAATTCAAATATTTGAGAGCTAGTCCAGTTTACATTTGCTGTAATATTAGATTGGATAACAGCTCCGTCAGAATCATAAACATCTAATCTTCCATTAGATAAAGCAAAGATAGCTATTTCATCATTAGAAAATATAAAAGGTGCTAATCTTGCAGCTGCTGGAAGTGTTGCTGTATATTGTGTTGCTGGTCTACGCATTAGACCACCTTCGTCTAGAAGAAACCAATTACGACACTGTTTAGCACCTTCAAAGTATGCTTTAGCGTCTGTTCTGGCGTTTAGTAAAGGATTGAGTTCACCAGCTGAGAAGTTTGTAAAAACTTGTCTGACTTTTCTGGGCATTAAGATACAACAAGTCCACTACGACTGCTCCTTCTTTCAGTAATAAACCTATCAGTTGAAAGCCTTTTAGTTGTAGTTTCTTGTGCATCTGTGTTTTTAGCTATTAGAATTTGTCTTTCACCTAGTTGGTCATACTCTCTAATGATTGCTGCATCTCTTGCCAATGCCCCACCAAAAGCACTGGCTAATTTATAAACTAATGCATGTCTAAAGTATGGTGGAAACTTTGATTCGTCTTGTCTAAATAAGTAATCCATTATTACTGTGCTAGATGATCCATAACCATTTAAATAGATTTTATCTTCGTATCTAGAATATTGTAATAGAGCATCATTACATGTAACTGCTAATATTTGTAATACTTGAGGACTAGTAGGCATTTGATATGCATACTCAAATCTACCTGTAGGAGCAGCTGTTAATAAAGATAACTGTTGTTGTCCAGTTGCAAATCTCCATCTTGCTCTTGTTAAAGTAGCTTCTACTATTTCTTCGTAAATATTATTAACTGTAAGAGCTTCTGTATTATCATCTGTAAATGATGAAATAGGATTAGCTCCTATCATAACTAATGCTCTACTTGCTATATCTACTTTTGTTACTGCCATTACTTAGCTTGACTATAATTTTTAGGAATCATAACCTGATCTGCATAAGGTATCTGGATAGATAAATTCTTTCCAGTTATAGCTGTAATTTTGTATTTCTGTGATAAGTAAGCAACAGTAGAAATAAATTGTTGTCTTTGTGCTTTTGGATCATCAGAAGTAACAATAGAATCTAAAATAGCTAATTGAGTTTTAACATCAGCTATTTCTTTATCTGAAAGATACTTACCAGTAATAACATTATTTTTACTAGGATCTTGTAACTTTGTAGAATATCTACCATCAGGTAATCTTCCTGATTCAAACTGTGATTCTTTTGGTGTAGATGATTTTAACATAGATGAAGCAAGACCAGCTGTAGCGGCTAATCCTAATGCTGCACCAGCAGCACCACCTATTGCTGCACCTTTAAGTTTTTTATCTTTAGCAAGTGTAGCACCTACTCCAGCACCTAAAATACCACCCATAGCTGTTGGAGCAGTTGCCATACCTAAAGTACCACCTACTGTTCCACCTACTGCAATCTTAGCAGCATCACCTACTCTTTTTGCTGTAGCTCTACCTTCAGGACCCATTTTTCTACGAACTTTAACACTAGCAGTTCTAGCTGCTTCTTTCATTTTAGTTCCAACATTACCAGCTACTTCTTTTGTTTTATCTACAGCTGGTTTAATTTTTTCTTTAGCTTTTTCTACTGTTGGTTTAACTTTAGTTGCTGCTTCACGAGCTTTAGATTTTAATGCACTAGTTTTTTCAGTAGTTACATTAACTGCTTTTTTTAAACCTTCTTTTAATTTCTTTTTTTTAACTAAATTTTTAGCTGCTGTTGCTGCTGTTCTTATTGCTGCTGCTATTGCCATAATATCTCCTATGTAAGAAGGGGGGTATTAACCCCCCATTCTATTATGATCCGTTTACTACTGTAACAGTAGCAGCACCAGAAGCAGAAGATACCACTAAGATATCTACAGTCTGTGTACCACCGTTAGAACCTACACAAAGAATGATATCATTCTCTTTAAGTTCCTTAGTAGCCGAATTAAAATAACCAGATGCAGCGATTGCTGCAATCGCATCATCATCTGTGTAGAACCATAAGGAGTTAGAATCTCCAGCTTGACCAATTTTTTTAATTGGATTTGATGTTTCATAAGCCATAGTTTATCTCCTTACTCTGCACACTTCTGCACTCTAATACCATTGGTGTCAATAAGCACTGAACCCATTGATAAGTAAGATGTCATTAAGTGAGCTACTTTCTCAGGAATGTAGTTTACTTCAGTTCTTACTTCAGATCCAACGCCTAAGCCCATTGATGATTTGTGCCATGCGATTGTATGTCTATCTGTTGAACCAGATGTATCTAGTCCAGAATGTACGAAGGTTAAGAAACCTAAGAATCTCTTAGCAGTATAATTCATGCCAGAGAAAGGTAGTTCTCCTGAACCAATGTACTCTAGTCTAGTCCACTGATCGTCAGCTAATAAGTCAGACCACTGATTTGGACCAATAGCCCAATATCTTTGGTTATCATCTGGAACATCATTTGATCCAAATAGAGCTTGCATCTCTTTAAACTTATCAATGTTAAGATCAGTTGCTACTGTACCACCCTGTGCACCAGCGTTGTTTGCTAGTGTAGTTGCAGATGCCATAGCAGTTGTAATGATTGAGTCAGTTTTTCTTCCAAGAGCGTAAGCTGCGTTATTAGCAATTACTTGTCTTTCGTCAATATTGGTTTTAAGCTCGTCTAATCTATCCACATAGTCAGATGCATAGAAATCAGCGAGAGTAGCTGTTACGTTAGTGTGAGAAATATTCATAGCTACAACCTCAGCATGTCTTGCTTTAGATGTTGCCTCACCTGTTCCTACTTTTTGGAACTTAACAGATTCGCCTGATACACCATTAACTACACGAACAAGATTTTTTAGCTTAGCACCCATTCTTTGGTATGCCATATGTACCTCAGCTTCAAACTGGGTAATAAAAGCATTGTTTATGCTCGAACTCATAATTTATCTCCTTTGTTCGTTTGTTTATATCAAGATTATCTCGATAGGGCTGATATGTTATCTGTCAAACAGGCATATCGTAAAGCTATGCGAGGTCTTTTTTATAGCACTGGCATAGTTTAATTAAAAAATCAACGCACAAATTTGATAGATTTAATATTTTCTGTAGGAATTACTGTAGTATCACCAATATCTGTGTCATTACAGGACATAAAGACTATGGTAGAATCTTTGTTTTTTTCTAATAAGAATCCTTCTGTATAGTTTATTGCTGGTTTAAATTTTTTTGCATCATCTGGAGAGAGCCATTCAGCATGACTGATTGCATCTCTCCAGTATATTTGGACTTTTTTAAGCCGATTTTTTGTTATAATATTTTTCATAAAGATCAGTTACTTTCCTAATATAGGCTGGATCTTTTTCTCCATCTTTCCAATATCTAGGATCTTTCATCATAGCTTTTAGATCTAATGGATCAGGACTAACATCTATTTTTGTTTCAGTATTAGGAATAGGAGCATCTTTGTTTAAAGACATAATTTCTTCTATAACCCTAACACCTTCAGCAGTAGATGCTAATCTAGCAACTGCATCATAAGATTCTGGACTTAGATTTTTCTTAGCCCATAAATCAGCTGATTGTATTCTTTCATTTGCATTATCTCCTAATAATTGTTTTTCATTTTCTATATTAGGTAAAGCATTAACTTCATTTTCTACAAATGCTCTAATACCAGCATCAAATTCATCTTGGCTTAAACCTCTTTTTTTTGCAGTATCAGCCCACCATTGTAATAATGGCATTTCTGGATCAATATCTAAATTAACACCATCTGGTAATTCAGGTGGATTAATTTCATATTGCTCTGGTGCTTTACCAGATAACTCAGCTTCTATATCTGATCTAATTTGTTTAGAAAGCTCATCTGTCCTCATTCCTAGTTTTTTTTCTAATGCTTTATAAGAAGCACCTAAATCTTCAACATTAACCTCTTTGGTTTCTGTATTCCAAAATTTACTAGGTATATACTCAGGTATATCTGATACTTCTTCAGTAGCTTCTACTTGAGTATTATCTACTTGATCTTGTACTTGTTCTTCACTCATCTTTTTTTATTCCTTTATTTATTTTTAATTTGATTAAATTAACCAAATATCTTTGTCCTTCTAAGTGCCATAACATACTACTGGAACTTTGAGGAGATACAACAGATTTTACAGTTAATGATTCTAAATATTCGATTACCTTTTTGCCATTTGGCTGATTAAATACGGAAGCGAATATGTGGTCTATTTCTAAATCTTGTTTAGATTGGACCTTGTTCTTCAGGGTTTCCCAACTCATTTGGAGCCATATTAGCTCCTTGTTGCATAGATTGCAACTGATTTACTATTTGTTGTTGTTCTGCTGGATCTCTTATTAGTTTTTCTGGTAATCCCATTTTATCAGCTAAATATCTAGCTACTTCATCTTGTTTAATAACCATATTCAGCATTTGTGGTCCAAATGTTTGACCTAAGATTTCAGAAAATCTCATAACATCAGCTACATCTTGTTGATGCTGTGCTTGAGATAATGGTGAAGTCGCTACTATTTTAACTTCTCTACCATTAACTTTTGGAATTTCTATTTTACCTTGTTTAATTAATAAACGAATAACTCGTCTTAATAACGGATTGACAAACTCAGATTGCAATCTTCCAAATGACGATCCTATCTGTCTAGATAGATCTGCCATTCTTTCAGCTACTTCTGTGGCTGACATAGGTGTTCCTTCAGGTCTACCTAAACTTTCCATGTAAAGAGCTTTCTTAATATTGTTTCTCATATCACCTAATATTAATTGAGCAACATCAAATCTACCAGCAGCTGGTAATGCTTGTAAACCTCTACTATTAGGAGCTACAGGGATAAGACTTCCCGGTACTAAACTAATATTATCAGGATTAATAACACCATCATCTTCAAAAGTATAAATGCCTGAAATACTCATTTGAGCATTTTGTAAAATTAATTCTACTGTTAGGTTTGTAGTTTTAATAGCAGCCATAGCATTGAATATTGGACCACGACCATAAACTTCTCCTGATGCTTTATTCCACCTAAACACAATGTAAGGATTAGAACCAATACCACTTAGTTCTTTTTCATAAATCATTTCTTTGTGATTCATACAAACAACACAGTATTTATATCTTTCTTCATTAGGTTTGTCGTATAAACGATAAACACCTTCTACAATTTTAACTTTTGCAGCTGGGTTTTCTTCCATTTTTCTCATCATCTCTGGTGATAAGATAGCTTTAGGATAGGTAACAAGAACTCTATCATATCTCATTGTTCTTGTTCTAAAGATTTGATCTATTTTTTGATCTGGACCATTATTTAAAACTACTCTTGGTAAAGGTACTGCTTGGAAGTTAATAGGATTAATACTATCTCCTTCTTCTACTAATAATACTGCTGTACCAATAGCAAGATCCATAAATGCTTCATGGACTTCTTGATTAAAATTAGATCCACCTAATACTTCAAATATATATTCTGTAATAGCATCTAACTGTTCGTCTACTTGTGGCTTAGCATCTACTGGTATTTCTGTACCTGATTGTAAGCTAGCCCAACGACCATAAGTTGGAACCATTCCAGCTTGTAAACGAGAAGCAAATTCTTGAATACCTACGACTGCTGTTTCATCAAAGATCTTATCAGTTCTTCTTTCTCCAATCGTTTCTTCATAAAATGATTCTCTTTGAGGCATAGTATATTCGTATGCTTCTTCGTATTTATCTTTCCAATGGTCAAAGATGTGTTCAGCTTCTTTAAATTTTTTTAAGAATGAAATTACTTTAGGATCGCTATTAGAATAATTAACTTCTTCTTGTTCTGCTGTTGGAATATAAGGCATTATACCATAGCTCCTCTAATTGTTTTATCAGCTCTAGCTAAAAAAGGATCTCTGCTAGCAGTAATTGCTCCAGTTTCACCACTTAAAGCTCCACGATAAGATTTCTTAGCTCTTTGAGCTACTGCTGTAGAATCTTGAACTGAAGTAGAGTTACTACTGGTAGTTTTGCTACCACCATTTCCACCACTACTTACTGGTACTGCTGTTGTTTTACTTCCATTAGCAGTATCATAAAAGTTTTGAACATATTTAGAATAAGGTGTTGCTTTGTTAGATAAATAAGCTGAACTAAAAAACGCAGTCATACCTGATGCAGCTGTTGCTAATGCACCAAGTACTAATTTAGTTTTTTGTTGAGATTCATACATTTCTCTTGATAGAGGAATTGGCTCTGCTTTTGCAGATTCATATGCTTCTGTAGCTGTTGATTTAAATACTAATCCCTTATCTGTTTGAACTCCTGTTGTAAATGATCCATTTTTTTGCACAGTTCCTAAACCTTGAGATGCTAAGTATTCATTTCTTGCAGCTTGGTATTCAGTACCATACATTTGATCTGAACTTTTTGTTGATATAAAACCAGTAGGACTTGTTGATGCTCCTTGAACAGGACCAGCGACTGTAGTTATTATTCCTAATTTTTCTTTAGCATATTTATCTGCTTGTTTTCCAATAGAAGTATATAAATCAGATTTTACCTGAGTTGCTGTTTTTTTTTGTTTTATTTCACCTTCTCTTGCTCTAAAACTTCCAGCTGAACTTTTTGATGCTCCACTTTTGCTAGATGAAGATGTTCCACCTTTACTACTCAATTTCTTTCCCTTCTGAATAAAATCCTCTGCCACCAGCTCTACTAAATAGAGATCTCATTCCAATGACTCCTTTAGCAAAACGAGATTTTCTTTTCTTTTCTTCAGCTTCTAATCTTTCTTTTTCTTCTTGTTCTTCCTTCATTTTTTTTTCTCTATCCAAACGAAGCTGTTTTTCTGACTCTGATTCTGTATATTTTGGTGTACCAAATAAACTTCCCATAGTTATAGATCTATTTCACGAAAATTTTGTTTTTTCAACGCACAATATAACTGATAAGGTGTAAATATCCACCATTTATTTAGACCTAATATTCGTTGAACATAAGATACACAGCTATGTTCTTTAATCCAAGAACCCATAAAGCTAGGAAACTTAGTCTTTCTAGGTTTAATTTCACCTTCTAGTACCTTTCCTTTTTTCATTTGAAACATTCTAAAAATTGTATCTATTTTATCTTCCGATACAGTTTCTAGTAGCAAATGACCAAAAATATATTCTAGTAATATCCAAACTTTATTCTCTGCATCATAGGTAATAACTCCACAATGCTTAAATCCCTTTTTAAAAAATTTAGTATCTCGGTGATAATCATTATTTTCGTAGAAATATACTAGATACCTAGTCTGTTTTGCCATACTGATTTCTTTTTTTTCTTTTGATTATCAAAAATATTCCAAGATCTTGTTTGAATAACTCGACTTGGTGCTGTTTTACCAGCCATTAAGGATCTACCTTCTCCAGCACCTAGCATTAAATACTGTAAAGCGTCGTGAACATGCGAATATCTGTTCTTCATAGGCTTATCATCATAACGATCTCCAGATACTTGTATTCGCCTGTAATAATAACCCCCATTAAACCCTTTTTTTAGGTTCATACAGCTATTGTTTACTAAGAAGCCAGCCTTTCCCTCTACCATTCTAGTTAAAGCTGCTTCTACGCTCTCTATTCGCAAAGCAACGTCATTACTAGGAGCTGGTTTAGCTCTTAATCCTTGTTGTCTAAGTATTTGAAAAGGAGTTCTTTCGTCTGTTTGAACTCTAAAATCTCCAGCTGGATCACCATAGATTTCTATTTCTAGTCCTCTAAACTTTTTAGCCATTTCTGTTTTCAGTAATTCAGTAAATCTAACAATACCCATATCAAAACAAACTAGTTCATGTAGAATTAACCACCTTCCGTCAGCTAATTTTTGACCAAACACAGCTGCTGGTGTTAATCCAAAGTCTATTCCTACAAATAATGTAGTTGAAAATGGTTCTAAAGGTTCTTTTGATATGTGGACACCTTCATTCCAGCTAGGATAAACAGGTTTACCTTCTTCAATCGTTCCTAGTTTATTCATAACATACACATCAATCCAACCTTTTGTTTTACCTTTGATAATATTAGGATAGTAAGATTCTGTTAAGTTACCTTGATTCTCACATTTAGGATTATTGTCATAACCTTCTAGTTCTCCTTTAGTATTTTTCTTTTCTAACATAGCAGAAGGCTGAATATAAAAGCTCCAATCATCAGGCTTGACTAACATCAAGGCTTCTTCTCTGGATAAGTGTTCAGGGGTGGGGACTTCTCCAGACATAATAGACCACCAATGATCTTCTTCAGGAGCGTTAGTATCAGCAATAACTCCATACCAGCTAGGTCCACCATCTCTCATAGAAGGATATCTGCCTACACGCATAGTACAGGCATCAATAATACTCTTAGGTAACTCTCTAGCTTCGTTTACCCATACTCCAGTTAGTTCTAAAGATAATAGTTTTTTAACATCTTCTGGTCTATCTAAAGCTAAGAAGATAACTTCTAAATCTATATCAGCGACTTTAATTCTATGAGTATAAGGAACTGACCATGCAAAATTACCAAAAGTATTTTCAGGAAACCAATCTAGCCAAGTTTTAATAGTAGTTGTTTTTAATTGAGGATTAGTATTTCTAATAACTGCCCAACGAGATTTTCTTATTCCGTCTTTACCTTTTTCTTGTTGGATAGCTCTTTTAAAAACTTCAACACAACAAGCAACGGATTTACCAGAACCTACTGGTCCTCGTATTCCACGAAAGAAATCATCTGCTTTTAGAAAGCTCTTTAAGGTACTGCCATCTGGTTTGTAGTTGAACTGTACCATCTACTTCACTCTGTCTATGTACTCTTTTAGCAATTTTTCTCTTACTGTTGGACCAAGAGCTTCGATTAATTTGTCCGCTTCCTTGTTGGTCAGAAAACTTTCGGGAAGGTATTTTAGGTGAACTTTTTTTACGATCTTTCTTAATCGTTCTCTCTCTTGAAAACTTAGAGGAAATTGTTTCCTTGTTTCCAGATTCACTTCCGAATCTATGTTGGTATTCTCTATAGACATCTAAAAACTCCTTAAATAATTTCCAATCAAGATACACACTAGGATTTTCAAAATCTTTTTTCAAGATTAAAATATCAGCTGATCCTTTCCAATCATCTAGCTGTTTGAATCCAGCACCATTCTTTCTGGCTTTAACTTCAATGGTTGTTCCATCAAATAAATCATTAACATAAACATCATGGGGAAAGTCCATGATCGCTCCAGACATAGGTTGTCTACGAGCTGAAAATCCTTGTGCTTCAAATAACTTAACGATTTCTCGTTCAACACGAGTACCTTTGATCTTTGCTTTACTGCTCAAGATTTTTTATTATTTCTAGCAAAATTTCTTGCTGCTTCCACACTACCAAAACCCCATGCTTTTAATGCTAAGGCTTTCCTTGTTGGTCTACCTTTTTCATCTTTCATAGGTCCTTTCATACCAGCAAATCTAGCAGCAAAAGATATTCTTCTAGGGTTCTTTCCTTTTTTAACAGGTGCTTTAAGATTAGCTCCTTCTGTAC